ACTACCCGACGCCCGGGGCGGCGAGCGTAAAGAAGCGGACCGCCCCAACTTAAAGGAGGCACATGCACCGACGCAGGAAGAGGATGCAACGCAAACTGATGTACTCCCCGCAGCGAGTTGGCGCGATCATGTGCCAGGAAAAGAGAAACTGCGTGAAGAAGAGGAAAAGAAGTGCCGCCAAGACCACATAAGCCCTGCCGCAAGCCGGGGTGCTCAAAGCTCACTCAGGACGCATCGGGATATTGCGCTGCCCATGTCGAATGGGGCCAGCAGAAGGCAGATGCAGACTTGGCGAAGCGCAGGAAGGACACCGACGACAGGCGCGGGACAGCCCATGAGAGGGGCTACAACGCAAGGTGGCGCAAGGCCCGGTCCACGTTTTTACGCCGGAATCCGATCTGCGCAGCGTGCGGAAAGCCAGCGTTGGTCGTTGACCACATCGTGCCGCACCGTGGCGACAGTGAAAAGTTTTGGGATACCGACAACTGGCAGGCTTTATGCCCTGCATGTCATAACAGGAAGACCGCAAGGGGCGAATAATGGCCAGAGGAAGAAAGAAGCTCCCCGACACGCTGAAGGTCGTGCAAGGCACGTTCCGCAAGCACCGGGGCAAGACCGCCGACAGCCAGGATGAAACGCCGATGACCGCGCCGGAAGGTCTGTCCGATGCGGCGAAGGGCCATTTCGAGACGCTTCGGGGGCGCATCGCGGCGCTCGGGCTGGACTCGGCCACCTACTCCGAGGCCCTGACCCTGGCCGCCATGCGGATGGAGGAAATCGACATCTACAGCGAGGCCATCCTTCAGCACGGCGCAGTCGTCCTAGCCCCCACGGTGGCTGGCGGCGAGTTGCTGCGTCCGAACCCGGCTGTTGCCATGCGCAACGAGGCAATGCGGCACCTGCAAAGCCTCTTGGCCGAGTTCGGGCTGACGCCGTCGAGCATTGGCCGGGTGGGCGTCAAGAAAAATGGTGAACCGAAACAGCAAGGATTTGGGGGCCTGTGAGAGCGATCCGCAAGCGCCGCACGCATCCGCATTGCCGCAGGGCCACAAAATACGCCCGTGACATCGTCGCCGGAAAGATCCCGGCCTGCCGCCTGACCATTCTTGCCTGCCAACGGTTCCTCAACGACCTAGAGGCCAAGCGCTGGAAGTTCAACCGGGACCGGGCCGAGCGGGCGTGTGAGTTCGTAGAGCTCATGCCCCACGTCAAGGGCAAGTGGGCCGGGAAGCCGCTCATTTTGGAGCCGTGGCAGTCTTTCATTTTTGTCAACCTGTTCGGATGGGAGAATTCGCAGGGCCTGCGCAGGTTTCGCCGCGCCTACATCCGCGTTCCGCGCAAGAACGGCAAGTCTTGCATCGCCGCGCCGGTCGGGCTCCTCATGCTGACTGTGGAGTCAGAGCCGGGAGCTGAGGTCTACTGCGGTGCCACGTCAGAAGCCCAGGCAGATGAGGTTTTCCGCCCAGCCAAGGCCATGGCGGAGCGGGCCAAGGGCTTTAAACAGACGTTCGGGCTGACCATCGCGGCCAGCTCCATTTTCCGTGAAGACGGATTGTCCTTTTTCAAGAAACTTATCGGCAAGCCTGGTGAAGGTCAGTCTCCGCACTGCGCAATCCATGACGAATTCCACGAGCACAAGACCTCGGAGCAGGTGGATTCGATGGATACGGGCATGGGTGCACGCCAAGAGCCCCTGCAATTCATCATCACGACCTCGGGATTCGACACGTCGAGCCCCTGCAAGGAACTGGACGATTACGCGGCCAAGGTCGTGGAGGGTGCGTTCGAGAACGAACAGTTCTTCGCGCTCATGTACGGTATCGACGAAAACGACGACTGGACGGACTTCGATGTCTGGAAAAAGGCAAACCCGAATTTCGGCGTCTCCGTGTCCGAAGAATACCTGCGCGGGAAGCTGGCCGAAGCCATCCAGCGCACGAGCCTGCAAAACACCGTCAAAACGAAGCATCTGAACTGTTGGGTGAACGCGGGCGTCGGCTGGATCAATATGGCGAAGTGGAATGCCAATGCTGACGAAGGGCTGGAGTTGGAGCGCTTCGCCGGGTGCCAGGCGTGGGTCGGTATCGACCTTGCCAGCAAAATCGACCTTACAGCCATGATGTTTTTAATCCGCCATGAGGATTGCTGGTATCTATTCGGCAAATACTACCTGCCCCAGGACACCATCGACCAGAAAGGCAATGAGCATTATCAGCGCTGGCAAATGGAAGGCTGGCTCACGGGTACGCCAGGGGCACGCACTGATTATGCCTATCTTGAGGAAGACCTCTTGCGCATCTGTGAATCGTTGCAGGTGCAGGAACTCGCCTATGACCCCCGCGAAGCTGAATACCTCATGCAGTCCATCCGCGAGCAGGTTTCATTCCCCATTGTGGAGATGACGCAGTCTGCCGCTACCCTGTCGGAACCCATGAAGGAGTTCGAGGGGGAAATATGTGCGGGGAAGTTGTTGCATTGTGGCGACCCTGTTCTTTCATGGGCAGCGAGTAACGTAGTTCTCAAGGAATCAAGGAATAAATTGTACTACCCGGCCAAGCAGAACGTGCAAAGCAAAATCGACCCCATTGTGGCGGCTGCTATGGCTATGGCGCGGGCGAAGGCCCAGGTAGATGACGGTTTTGCCGGGCTGGTTGATGTGTCGCAATTTATAGGCGGGGAAGCATGAATTTGAATCCATTACGCTGGTTTTCCGGGGCAAAACAGCCCGAAAACGCCTACAAAGACACGATTGCCGAGGAAAAGGCCATCGAATTGTTGTTTGGCGGCTACGGCGTGCCCACTACGAGCGGAATGGTCGTCAACGAGCAGACCGCCATGCGGATCAGCGTCGTGTACCGCTGCGTCTCGCTCATCGCCGGGACCATCGCCAGTCTCCCCTGCGAGGTCTACCGCTACCGCAACGGCAAGTCTGAGTTGGCCGAGGATCACCCGGCGTACTGGCTCCTGCATGACGAGCCTAACCCGCTGATGACCGCCAACACGTTCTGGAAGAATTTCGTCTGGTGGGCGCTCATGCGCGGGAACGGATACGGGCTGATCGGGCGGACTGCTGGGCTCAAGGCCCCGGTAGGCATCGCCCTGGTCAAGCCGTCATCTGTTATCCCCGACCTCTCCGTAGACAAGACGCACCTTGTCTACACGGTTGCGACCGATACTGGCGAACAGCGCAAGTTTGGCCAGGATGACATGCTCCATTATCCCTTCATCGGGTGGGACGGAAAGCAGGGCAGATCCCCGCTGGAGTGCGCCCGCGAGGCGGTTGGACTGGCCGCTGCGGCCCAGGAGTTCAACGAGCGATTCTTCAGCCAGGGCAACGCGGCCGACATCGCCATGGAGTTCCCGGGCAACGTCAACGATGACCAGATGAAGCGCATCCTCGACATCTACCAGCGCACCAGGAGCGGCATGGAGAAGCAGCGGCTGCCGCTCATCTCGACTGGTGGCTGCAAGATTTCACGCATCGACTTCAACGCTGAAGACTCACAGTTGCTCGAATCCCGGTCCTTCCAGGTCGAAGACATTTGCCGATTCTACGGAGTCCCGCCCCACATGGTTGGCCACACGTCGAAAAGCACGTCCTGGGGCTCTGGCGTTGAAGAGCAGACCCTTGGCTTCGTGAAGTTCACGCTCCGGGACATTCTCAAGGGACTTGAGCAGGAAGTGAACCGGAAACTCCTCAAACGGTCCAAGTATTACTGCAAGTTCAACCTTGACGCGCTCCTTCGTGCCGACAGCAAGGGCCGCTCCGAGTTCTACAAGGCCGCAGTGGGTGGCACGCAGAGCCCCGGATTCATGACCGTCAACGAAGTCCGCGCATTGGAAAATTTACCGCCGCTTGAAGGTGGCGACACGCTTTTCGTCCCGGTGCCTGCCAAGGCTCCGGAGAAAAAGGAGGCAGACAATGCCGAATAGTTTCAAGCCGATGTCCGCCCGCGAACTGCTCATGCAGTCCGAGCGCGAAGCCGCTGCGAGGGTCAAGGATGGCAAGCCGTTGCTTCTCTCCCCGGCCCCTGTTTTCAACGCCGCGAAAGATGAGGCGACCGTGTATCTTTATGATGCAATCGGCGGCTGGTGGGGAGTTGACCCGAAAACGTGGGTGCCTGAGTTCGCGGCCATCAAAGTCAAGACCATTCACCTGCGGATCAATAGCCCCGGCGGCTCCGTGTTCGACGCAGAGACGATCAGAACCGCCATTGCGCAGCATTCAGCAAAGGTCGTCGCCCATGTTGACGGCATGGCGGCGAGCGCTGCCACATCTGTGGCCATCGCGGCCAACGAAGTCGAAATGTCTTCCGGCGCTATGTTCATGATTCATAACGCATGGGGCTGGGCAATGGGCGGCGCGAAAGAGATGCGCGACTATGCCGACCTGCTGGAAAAGATAAACGGCAACATTCGCTCCGAATACGACCGCAAGACCGGCAAGGGCGAAGACCAGTTGGCCGAGTGGATGGACGCCGAAACGTGGTTCACCGCCGCCGAGGCCCTGACCCATGGTTTTGTGGATAGAATTTTCAGCGCCGTCGAGCCCGATGACGACGACGCGAACAACGCCAGCGACCACGTCGCCCCTGGCGTCAACGTGGACAATGGCGATGCTGACAAGGCACGGCGCGAACGCGCTTTGCTGTTGGCTGAAATTGGCATGTAGCGGGAACCCCGCGTCACTCTAACCACCATGAGGTAACAACATGGACATTCAGAAGCTGCGGGAGTTGAAGGCCGCGAAGGCCGAGGAAGCCCGCAAACTACAGGCAAAGGATCAGTTCACCGCCGAAGACCAGGCCGCTTTCGAGTCGCTGGTTTCCGAAGTGAAAGCCATCGAGTCCCGCATCCAGTCCGCAATGGAACTGGACGGCCTGACCGACCCCAAGGACGCCCTGACCGTCGCCGCCCAGGCCGCTGACATCACCATCACCAACCAGCCGCCCGTCTATCGGAACCTTGGCGAGCAGATGCTGGACATCATGGTTATGACGACCGGTAGCGACATGCGGGCGAAGTCCGCCGCAGCCGAGCGCCATCTGAAGGTGGTCAACGCTGCCTCCGGTGGTTCCACTGGCATCGACTCCGAAGGTGGCTACCTGGTCGAAACCGATAAGGCCGCCGACATCATGACCACGGCCATCGAAACCGGCGTGCTGGCATCCCGCTGCACGCAGCAGCCCATCGGCGCGAATGCCGATTCGTTCAGCTACCTCGCCGCCGACGACCGCGACCGCTCCACTGGCACCCGCAACGGCATCCAAGTTTATCGGAAAGGCGAAGCCGACACCATGGTCAGTTCCGGCAAGGCCAAGCTGAAAGAGCGCGAGCTGCGCGTGGAAGACATGTACGGGCTCATCTACGTGACCAGCCGTATGCTCCAGGATGCAGTGGCTATGGCAGAATACTCCAAACGCTGTCTGCGCGAGCAGTTGGCGTTCAAGCTGGACCTGGAAATCATCCAGGGCAACGGAGCTGGCCAGTGTCTGGGCATCATGAATTCCGGCCTCCCTGTTTCTGTGGCCAAGGAAGCCGCGCAGGCGAACGACACCATCATTGCCGAGAACGTGGTCAAGATGCTTGCCCGCTTCAAAGGCAATATGGCCAACGCCGCGTGGTTCATCAACCAGGACTGTCTGCCTCAGTTCCCGCTCATGAAGGTTGGCGACATGCCCGTCTTCATCCCCGGCGGTTCGTTCGCAAATGCTCCCTTCGGCTCCCTCTTTGGTCGCCCGATTGTGCCCATTGAGTTCTGCAAAACCGTTGGCGACAAGTGGGACATCGTTCTGGGCGACTTCTCGCAGTACCTGTTGATTCGCAAGGGTGGCGTTGAGGAAGCCGAGTCCATGCACGTCAAGTTCCTGACCGATGAAATGGCCTTCCGTTTCAAGGCCCGGAACAACGGCCAGCCCATGCACGACGCCCCTATCACCCCGCTGAACGGCTCCAACACCTTGAGCCCGTTCGTCACCCTGGACGCCCGCTAAAGGAGGCAGATTATGAACCTGATTGAAAAAACCCAGATCGTTGAGGCCATCGCCCCCCAAGCGGGGGCGGCCATCACCGGCGACTATATCAGCATGAAAAAGGCCGGACATGTGACCGTGCTTGTCCACATCGCGCAGGGTCACGCTGACCCCGTTGCCATCACGATTGAGCAGGCAACGGCTGTTGCTGGAACCGGCTCCAAGCCCATCGCCAAGGACGTGCCGATTTATCTTGTCGCGGACGCTGCCGCGTCAGACGTTTGGGTGGCACAGACTGCCGGTGTCGCCTACACGACCAGCGCGGCACTGAAGCACAAACTCATCGCGTTTGAAATCAATGCGGAAGACCTCGACGTGGCCGGTGGCTTTGACTGCATCACGGTCAAAACCGCCGCATCCAATGCGCTGAACGTGACCAGCGCCGTCTATGTGCTGTCCGACCTGCGTTACGGCGCCGGCACCGCGATTGTTGACTAACCCATGGAGGCTCGAGCCGTGAAAGTACGACTGCTGACCCGCTGGAACGGGTACATGTCCGGGGAAGTCGTGTCCTTGTCTGATGCAAGGGCCGAGTATCTGGAAAAGGAAGGGATCGGCAGGGTCATTGATCGGCCGGCTCCAGTGGAAGAGGTCAAGGCGAAGCCCGAAGCCAAGAAGAAGTAACCAGATGGCCCCTGCGCGAGTGGGGGCCATTTTAAGAAGGACCGCACATGCTCAAACTCGTCACCGCCCCGACAGTCGAACCCGTCACCCTCTCTGAGGTGAAGGCGCACTGCGTGATTGGCCACAACGCTGACGACACGCTTCTTGGCGTTCTGATCAGCGCGGCTCGGGAGCATGGCGAGGCTCTGACGGGCCGGTCCTGGGCGGCGAAGACGCTTGAGGTGGTGCTGGATGCGTTCCCGCGCGGGCACATCGAACTTCCGGCATCGCCCATCATTGCGGTCGCGTCCGTCAAGTACCTCGACGCGGACGGCGCAGAACAGACCCTGCCTGACACGGACTACACGGTGGATACCGACTCGCTCGTGGGCCGCGTTGTGGCCGAAGAATGGCCAGAAACGGACGACACGGTGAACGCCGTGCGCGTGCGCTACACTGCTGGGTGGACGCCCTCGACCCTTCCCGTGGCGCTGAAACAGTGGCTCCTCATCCGCATCGCAAGCCTCTATGCGCAGCGCGAATCGTTCATGGCGACAGGGAATGTCACAGAGATGTCTCGCTCGTTTGTGGACGGCCTTCTGGATGCCCACACGGTTCTGGGGGGCATATGATTAACGCGGGGAAGCTCCGGCACGTCATCACCTATCAGGCCAAGACCGTCACCACTGATGCTTATGGTGGCCCGGTCGAAACTTGGACGACGTTCGCCACGGTGCGGGCCGCTGTAGCCCCGCTCATCGGCAAAGACCTCGTGGCGTCCATGGCGGCACAGTCCACGGCTGAAATGCGCATCAATCACCGCTTCGTCACCGGCATCACGTCCGCCATGCGGATCGTCTGGAACGGGGCGACATACGAGATCGTTGGCGAGCCCGCAAATGTCCACGGGTTATCCCGTGAGCAGGAAGTGTACGCTCGTAAAATCGGGGGTGGAGCATGACGACTGAAGCCAGCCTCCAGGCCCTGCTTGCTCCGCTCGCTGCTGGTGGGTGCTGGCCCATGGTGAACACATCATCGACTGTCGTGCATCCGTACATCGTATTCTACGAGATCGTTGGCCTGCCAGAAGTTGTTTTGGACGGGTACGCCGGGCTGACGGCCAAACGGTTTCAGATCGACTGTTTCGCAAAGTCATACGGCCAGGCAAAAGCCCTGGCGAAGAGTGTCAGGGGGGCGCTTGCCGGGTCATCCATGGCAAACGTCATGTTGTCTGAGATGGACGGCCAGTTCAACGAGGTCGTCAAGGATTACCAAGTCATAACCGAATTTACCATCTGGTCCGAGGACTAGGAGATTATCATGAGCGTAAACGCACAACTCGCAAGAGGAACGAAACTCTTCATCGCCGGGACGGGCGGCTCTGCCAAGAACCTGTCCGCAGGCGTGGCCGGGTTTCCCACCATCCTGACTTCCAACGCCCACGGGCTGAAAAACGGCGACATCGTGGCCATTGCGGCCATCACCGGCACCATGGGCACCGACGCCACCAACGGCTTGAACGGCAAGTCTTTTGTGGTCAAGAATGTCACGACCAACACGTTCGCCATCGAAGCCGACACCGTGGGTCTGACCTACACTTCGGGTGGCACGGCGACCCCGAACACCTGGACGCAGATCAAAGAACTGAAGGGCATCTCCCCCTCGGGCGCTTCCGTCTCCGAACTGGACGCCACGGACCTCGACAGCACCGCCATGGAATACCTCATGGGCCTGCCGGATCAGGGAACTCTCTCGTTCCAGATCAACATCCTGGAGTCCGACCCCGGTCAGGCCGCGTGTCTCGCGCTGTTCCTTGCTTCGGGCAATGCGAACTTCAAGGTCGAATCCCCGGCGAAGACCCGCACGTTCAACGGTGGATTCCTCAAGTGGCCCACCATCCCGGACAGCATGGTCAACGGCATCCAGACTGGCACAGCCGAACTGCGTGTCTCCGGCGCTGTGACGGTGGCTTAAGTATGGAGATACTGAACGATAAGGCCGCCCTGCTCGGGGCGGCCCAACGCAAGCAGGAAGTGGTAGAGGTTGAGCCCGGAAAGGGCGTTGTCGTCATCGAGATCGGCGCATCTGCGTATTATGAACTGCTGGCTGATCAACAGTTCTGGAACGAAGGCGAAGACGGCAAGAAAACACTGAATATGGTCAAAATGTCTCCGCACATCGCCGCCGCATCGCTGGCGAACGCGGACGGCACTTGCGCCGGGATCTCGGTTGAAGAGTTCCTGACACTAGGGCGCGTACAGCAGGACACAATCATTGCCGCTGCTTTTCGCGTGAACGGGCTTGTCGGTGACAACGAAAAAAACTCCGAAGCGAGCCCGGAAGACTCCTAGCCTTTCGGCTCGCGTTGGCGCTGGGTTACCCGCACCCTGACTATCTGCTCCCGAAGTTGACGATGCGACAGATGATAGAGTGGGATTCGTATTTCAAGGTCGAGCCCTGGGGGCACATTGACAATGAGCGACGCCACGGCACCCTGTGCGAGATTGTGGCGGCATCGGGAGGGGTCACAATAGGCGGCAAGCCCATAACCGCGAAAGACGTGGTTTACGGCGCGAAGCACGAGGAAGTGATACTGACCGACGAACAAATAGAGCGCGAACTTGATAGGATTCTGGGGGTGTAGAGATGCCGATGATGAGCGCACACGTAAGGGTGACCGACCTTGACGGCCTCGACGCATCCCTTGCCGAGATCATGGATGCCGTGGATCAGAACCTTGAGGCCGTCGGACAGGTGGTTGAGGCTGAAGCCAAGATAAGCGCGGCTTTCCAGGACAAGACCGGGAAGCTGCGCAAGTCCATCAAGCTCAAGAAGTCCAAGTTTGAGGACGGCGGCTATATCGTCCAGGCCCGCGCCCCCCATGCACATCTTGTCGAATACGGCCACGTCGCGATCCCACCCGGTGAACTTGAGGGAGGCCGCGTCCCTCCTAAACCATTCCTTCGTCCGGCGCTCGAAAAGGGCATCCGCTACGCCGTCGGCAAGTTCAAAGGCGGTAAGTAATGGCTAAAATTTCCGGCATCTATGTTGAGATCAGAGGCGACGCGACGCAGCTCAAAAAGGAGCTGGCGACCGCGCGGCAAGCCGTCACACAGCAAGCGCAGGGCATGAGCAATGCCCTGAACAACGCGCTCTCTCCGCAGCAGCTCAAGAACTCCATCAACGGGCTCGTCAAGAACCTGAACCAGCTTTCCAATGCGTCGAAAGTGACGGGCAAGGACTTTGCCGCCATTGGCGCGGACCTTGGCGGCCTGCGCAGGCTGACCGGACTGTCTGAAGCGGAGTTTGGGAAGCTGCAGACTCGCATGATGCAAACCCAGGCCGCCAACGCTCAAGAGCGGGCGCTGAGAAACATTGCGAAGGCAGCCGGCCTGACCAGTGCTGAGGTGCAAAAACTCGGTCGGCAAATGGGAGTTGGTGCGTCCAGTATTGCAGCAGTCAATGGAGCTGCGGGCTCCGCCTCCAACTCCATGCTGATGCTCGGGCGTGCCGCCGCCGCCGCTCTCGCCTATTTCTCCATCGGGACCATAACCGGGTTCGCAAAGGCCGTCCTTGACGCGGGCATTGCAATGGACAGCCTCCAGCGCTCGTTCGTGGCGATCACGGGCAGCCAGGCCGCGGCCGGTGAAATGCTCGAATACCTGCGCTCGGAAGCGGGACGCCTCGGGCAGAACTTTTATGAACTTGCCCCGGCCTTCAAATCTCTCTCCGCAGCGGCTCGCGGGACGGTTCTTGAGGGTGAAGAGACTCGCAAAATCTTCTCTGCCGTCACCGCAGCTTCAACGGCGCTGGGGCTTTCAGCAGACCAGACCAAGGGCACTTTGCTGGCCCTGGAGCAGATGATTTCTAAGGGCACCGTGAGCATGGAAGAGTTGCGCAGGCAGCTTGGCGACCGGCTCCCCGGTGCGTTCGGCATGGCTGCAAAAGCCATGGGCGTGTCCACGCAGGAACTGAACCGGATGGTTGCAGCTGGCGAGGTCATGGCCTCGGACCTGCTCCCGAAGTTAGCCCGAGAGCTTGAGAATGTTTATGGCAAGGCCGCGCAGACCGCCGCTCTTGAGTCTGCCCAAGCTGCCATGAACCGCATGAGCCAGGAGTGGACGGACCTCAAGAATAATATGTTCGAGTCCGACACCGCCGTGGCTGGCATCAACGCCGTCACCACCGCCCTGCACGGGCTCAACGAGCTTGTGACGGCCATCCGCACCGGCAAGAACGCTTCTGGTCAGACGCGGACGCTGTTTGACGGCCTTGGCCGTGGCGACATGACCGGCGTCGAGGGTTACAACACATACAAGGGCAAGGTTGCTGCTGTCGGCAGCCTGTCCCGTACTCGCGTGTCCGATCCCCGCATCACCGGTGATCAGTTCATCAAGATGCAGGGCGGCATGGAGAAGGCCGCAACGCGGTCATCCGTATATACTGCCGAAGTAGAGAAGGGACGCGAAGCCCTCGCCAAGTACATCCAGACGGCACGCGAGAAGGCCAAGGCCGACTATGACGCGGCGGTGAGATTCGCCAACTCCAAAGAGGAGGAGGCGAAGGCGCTCGCCGTCTATCAGGAGGCGATTGCCCGTCTGGACAAAAAAGAATCTGCCCCCGGCCTCAAGGCGGAAAAGGCTTCTGCCAAGTCATATGCGAAGATGATTGAAGACGGCAAGAAAGCCGCTCTCGCGCTCGACGAATACTGGAACGACTACGAGGACGGCAGGGTCAAGGCTGTTGCCGATGGTGTTGCAGCGCGTGAGGCTGCGAATGCAAAAGACTTGGCGCTCGTCACCGAATTTGCCGACAGATACAAAGAAGTCGTGCTTGGCGAGACTGCTTTCAAGATTGCCCAGATAGAAGCACAGGGCGAGGCTTACCGCAAGGCTGGGGCTGATGAAGTAGCCGTTGCGCAATACGTCAAAGCCGAAAAGCTGAAGGTGTCCCGCGAGTGGTCAGATGGTGTTCAGCGTGGCCTTGCTGAGTATGCGGATGGGGCTATGAATGCCGCTGCTTTGGCCGAAGATGCCATTACCAACGGCTTCAAGGGCATGGAAGACGCCCTGGTTGAGTTCGTTAAAACTGGCAAGTTCGAGTTCTCAGATTTCGCGGACAGCGTGATTTCCGACCTGGCCCGCATCGCCATCCAGCAGAGCATCACCGGGCCGCTGGCCAGCGCTGCGGGCGGGTTTCTGTCAAATCTTTTCAGCCCTTCCGTCGCATCCGTGGGCGCTCCGAAAGTCGGCTACGCCAAGGGCGGCGTGCCAGGGGTTCCGTCCCTTTCCGCCTACGCCAACACCATCGTGGACACTCCGACCATCTTCCCCTTCGCCCGTGGGGTGGGTCTCATGGGAGAGGCTGGCCCCGAGGCCATCATGCCGCTCAAGCGCGGTCCGGATGGTACGCTTGGGGTCCGGGGCGGTGGGACAAACGTACAGGTCAACATCACGAACAACACCAGCGCCCAGGCCTCCGTCAAAGAAACGAAGACGCAGGACGGGGTCCGCCTGGATGTCACCATCGAAGACATTGTGGCCAGATCAATCACCGGGCGCGGCAAGGTGGGCCAGGCGATACAGACCGCGTTCCGCGCGCAGTACAAGGGGGCGTAGATGAGCATCACGTGGCCAGCCACTTTGCCGCAAAAATTTTTGGTTGACGGTTACTCGGAAGCTCCGCCTGACAACTCCAGCCGTCATGATCCTGACGAAGGCGCTGCTTTGGCGCGAAAGAAATACACGGCTGCCGTGGGAAAGCTCTCGGGGAAAATGTTAATGACGTCAGATCAGGTTGAAATACTCGATGAGTTTTTTCGGACATATGGCGGCTTTACCGAATTCGTTTTTCCAAAGCCACGCACCGGGGCCACAATCACCTGCCGCATGACCGAGCCGCCCCAATACACGCCGCACGGGGGTCTGAACTGGAAGGCCTTAATCAAGCTGGAGGTCCTGGTATGAGCAACCAGCAGATGACCACGGCTGCCCTCCGTGCCTGTCTGAGCCAGTCCACAGGCGAGGTGTTCGTCGAGTGCCTGGAGATTTCGCACTCTGACCTTTCAGCCCCGATCAGGGTCTGCAACAACACTCAGCAAATCACCTCAGGCGGTAACAATTTTTTGCCATTCCGGTTCGCCGTGACCTTGCCCCCTGACAGCGCGGACCGGCTTGGCGAGCTCTCTTTGACCATTTCAAACGTGGACCGCCGTATCATGGAGGCCGCCAGATCGATCAACTCAGCCGCCACAGCATCTTTTTTCGTCGTCCTGGCATCATCTCCTGATTCCGTCGAGTACGGGCCTGTCACGATGAGCCTCCGCAGTATCACGGCCAACATGATGACCGTAACGGGCAGACTCCGGGCCGGTGAAAATCTCCTCTACCAAAAATACCCTGCTCATTCGTTTGTCCCGTCCATTTTTCCAGGCATGTTCACATGATCGACACTGACAAATACTTGAATATCCCATGGGACGGGGACGGCACCGAGGGCTCGTGGTCCGGGTGCAACTGCTACGGCCTGGTGCGGCTCATTTATCAGCAGGAATTTGGGATCGACTTGCCCCGGTATGAGGGCGCTGCTTACTCCAGGGGCGTGGACAAGGAAGAGCTGGGGCGGCTGTTTTCCAGGGAGCGCGAACGGTGGCATGACGTCGAGCAGCCGGAGCCGGGCGATTTGGTCTGGATCAGGATTGCCGGGAATCCTTTTCACGTCGGGATGATGGTGTCGCCTGATCAATTTTTGCACATCGAAGAAGGGTGCGGCCCGGTTGTGGAGTCGATAACGTCGCCCCGGTGGGTACGGAGGATAAATGGATTCTGTCGCTGGTAGTCACGATCAGGCCACGCTCGTCGTCCACACGCACCCGCTCAAACTTAGTGAGCGCGATATACAGGCTGTCCCTGTAGGCAAAACGCTTGCAGAGATGATCCGGGATGCAGGATACGACTTTCTCCTTTCAGCTCAGGATGAAAACCTGCGCGTGTACTGTGGTGACCGCCGCGTCTTCAAACAGGAGTTCATGTTTTACCGGCCCGGCCCGGAAGAGATCATTTCTGTTGCCGTGGTGGCGACAGGGGGCGGAGGCGGCGGGAAAAATCCGCTCAATACGGTGCTCTCGATTGCGCTGGTGGCGGTGGCGATAATGGCTCCATACACATCACCTGCAATAGCTGCCGGGATGGGCGCGGGGACAATGGGCGGGGCGCTCCTCTCGGCCGGGATCATGGTTGGCGGTTCGTTCATGATCAACGCTATTGCCCCGATCCAGCAGCCCAAGCTTGGATCTTTGTCCGGGTCGTCAAACGCGGCATCTTCGCCAACGTATTCAATTACAGGCATCGCAAACAGAGCCAACCCATTCGGCCCTATCCCGAGAGTGATGGGCACGTGGCACAATTACCACCCACCGCTTGCAGCCGAAACATATTCAGAGCAGGCCGGGGACGACCAGTATTTCCGGATGCTGCTGATGATCGGGTACGGGCCGGTCACGGTGTCGAATATCCGCATCGGCGAAACCGCGCTGTCCAATTACGAGGGCGTCGAATACAGCATCAGGACCGGGCTTCCGACCGATGGCCCCCTAACCATCTACTCCAACGACATCCACGAGGAGTCCTTGGCGGTCAACCTCTTGGCTGGAGAGGCAGTAGTTCGCACGACAGAGCCGAACACGGACGAAATCAGCGTGGATCTGTCTGCCTATCAAGGGATGTTCAAATACGACGTAGATGGTAAGCGTCTGGCGACGTCTGTGCAGGTGCTGGTAGAATACAAAGAAACGGGGTCGCTTTCGAATTGGGCCGTATTGACGGGCGGGACAATAACCATTTCCGACAACAAAAATTCCGCATTCAGGAGGTCGTACAAGGCGACGGTTGCCCGTGGGCAGTACGACGTGCGCGTCACGAGGGTCACGGCAAACGCCACCGACGACAAGCAGTTCGACAAGCTCGCATGGGTAACGCTACGCTCCATCGCTCATACATCCCCGATTGCATTCGACAAGCTCCCCCCTGTGGCAACCATGGAGTTGCGCATCAAGGCCTCTGACCAACTTTCCGGCATGATCGACCAGATCAATATGACAGTCGCTGCGTGGGCAGATGTTTGGACCGGAACCGCTTGGGTATCTCAGCCGACAAAATCGCCAGCATGGTGGTATTGCGATGTGCTCTGCGGGCCAGCGACCAAGAATGCAGCCGCCCGGGATGGGCTCGACACGGCCGCATTTCTGGCGTGGGCAAATATGTGCGCAGCCAACGACATAGAGTTTGGCGCCGTAATCGACACGGAAACTGTGTCTGCCGAGCTGCTCCGGGACATCGCATCGGTCGGACGCGCGTCGTTCGCATACAAAAACAATCTCTATTCCGTGAATTTTGAGGCTCCTTCGGACAATGCGGTGATGCTATTTTCCCACCGGAATTCCTGGAACTTCGAAACCACCAGGGACTACGAGGACTTTCCTCACGCACTCAGGGTCCAGTACAACGACGAGAATGCAGGTTGTCAGCAATCGGAGCTCATCGTCTATGCGGATGGCTACACGGCAGAGACAGCGGAGCGGTACGAGTCTCTCGAAATCTGGGGGGCGATAAATCCCACCCAGGTTGCAAAGCAGGCCCGCTTCGGCATGGCTGACCTTGCCTTGCGGCCGGAAAGATATTCCCTCTCCACCTGGATCTCGTTCCTTCGATGTCAGCGCGGTGACCGTGTCAAAATTGCCCACCCGGCAATTCTTGTCGGACAATGTTCTGGCCGTGTCACGGCAGTGACGCTCAACATCGACGAGCGGGTGACAGACATCACCGTTGACACGCCCTGCGACATGGTGGCTGGCAATGCGTATGTCGTCGAGGCGCAGCTATTTTCCGGTGATGTCATATCGTTCCCGGTGACAACGATTGAGGGCGCACAAACGACGCTGACTCTGTCCGAGCCGCTACAGGCTGGTCTTGGCATGGACGGCGGAGAGCATTTTTCCTTTGGCCCGGCCTCTGCCGTGACGGAGGATTGCGTCATCACCGAGATTGTACCAACGTCCGAATTGACGGCATCCATCACCATGCGCCCGTATGTGGCATCCCTCTACGACCTCGACGCCCAGGAGTATGAGGCCACTATCCCGGTCATCACCAGGCCGCCGATTCTTCAGCCTGGCGTGCCCCCGCTGCCGTCCATCCTGTCCGTGTTGGGTGGCGAGGCACAGGCCGTACAGACAAGTAACGGCGCTCTCCAACAGACAATGTGGATGACGTGGTCGTTGCCCTCCGGCGGGGCCCCTGTGGGTCACTTCGAAGTCAATTACCGCATCAATGGGGATAGCCAGTGGTGGCCCCTGGCCATGGTCCAGGCAGAAGCCAGGTCGACATCATTCCCGGCAGACGCGGCATATACGTATGACGTGCGCATCCGTTCAGTGAGCACGCTTGGCGTCCCGTCTGCATGGGTCCAGTCTTTCGCCAACCAGGTCGACACGGTCGCCCCTGGCCGCCCGACCGACCTGACCGTGCGCGGCCAGGTCACGCAAAACCGCCTATCGTGGACGAACCCTGCCGATCTCGATCTGGCATTTATTGAGGTCTGGGTGGCCAAGGATTCGACGCTCTTTTCAGCCGCCGCAAAAATTGCATCGGTGCCAGCCGGAGACCCCGGGGCAATCCAAGAGTGGGGGCATACTGCCATTTCTTCCACCAGCGACCATACATATTGGATTCGGGCTACGGATATGTCCCGCAATGTGTCCGACTTCTACCCGGCTGGGGCGGAGGCGCTTGTCACCGCGCCATCGTTTTTCGGTGGCACGATCAATGCGGCCCTGGCCGCGCTAATGGACGACAGCAACTACGAGACAGTGTTCAAAGTCTTGGCGGATGCGTTCATTTTGGCCAAGCCTGGATACCCTGATAAAGCAATTTTCGCCGTTGGAGACGTTGACGGCGTGCCGACGCTTGGCCTGGCCGGGAACGCCATCGTTGACGGGTCAATCATGGCCAGGATGATCGGCGCGGAAGAGATCGAGGCTGAAAAGATCGCAGCCGGAGCAATCACTACTGGCAAGCTGGCAGCCGGGGCGGTCACTGGTGATCGCATTGCGGCCACATCTGAGATTGCGCTCGATGAGGGCGGAAAACTCACGGTTGGTCAAAACAACATCATCCTCGATTCTTCGTCAGACGACATGATAATCGCTCCTGACAACGGATCTGTCGTCGGCGCACCTGATCTGGACGGCGTAGATTTTTGCAAGCTGTCACAAGGTAATTTGAATTTTATGTATTGGGATGGAACAGCGCACCAAACATATAATTCCCTCAAAAGAGTCGAAGTCGGTTTGTCTGCGCAAAACAATGTTCCAGTCACTATTCCCGGAATATGGAAACAGCCTCCTAATATCATAGTCTCTCCAGCAAGTATTATGTCATATAATAAAAATTATGCGTCTGCAAATCAGACGCTTGTATGTGAAGCTAGTAATTTAACACAGAGTGGCCTTACTTATCAATTTACACCAAAAGCATATCTGCGACTTACAGAAGGTAGCGTTGGTACAGCAATATCTATGCCAGCAACTGCTTCCGGTAATTCTAAAGGCGCATGGTATTACGCTAACTCCGCTGCCAGAAACACACCGAATTATACAACAGACTTGACAGTTTCTGGTCATGTGTCTGGTAGCTGTTGGGCAAGTCGAACGAACAACAACAATGGGGACATTACCACATGGACCCAAGGAGTGCGGTTCTATGTCAGGGCGTGGATTTATATTGATGGAGTTTCCACTTACATAGGAGAGTGGACAGCAGATCAAGTTGGGGGAGTTGGGTGGAGTTTTTCTAAATCGATAGAGGGGTTAACAAGTGGAATACACAATTATTATTTCAGGGTAGGGTTTATGTATTCTGAAAGTTTAGACTACTTATTCGAACTTGAAGCTTCAAGTGGCAGTATATCTCCAACATATGAAGCTACAAATCAATCAACATTTACTTCACTCTCAAACGGAACATTAAACTACATGGCAATTGGGGAATAGTATGAACGAAGAACAAAGGCAAATATTTGATAGCCTAGTTTGCGCGATACAGCTTGAGCTGGACAAAAAGGCGCACGCCAGAAGTTACGACAACATGTTGTCGCTGTGCTCTTATGCCACCAGCACTAACTCAAGGTTTCGCACTGATGCTGACCTGGCCGTTGCGTGGCGTGATACTGTGTGGGCGAAAGGATATGAGATTCTTGATGCTGTGATTGCGGGTGAAAGGCCGATCCCAACGCGGGAAGAGCTGCTGGCAGAATTGCCTGTTTTTGAGTGGCCAGAGTGATGTTAAGAATAAGCTCTTTTTGACTCACCTTTTGACTCACCTTTTCCGGTGAGCTTGCGCGGCGATGAGGCGGGAAGTATAGCAAATTCGGGGCGCGTGGAGGCCAGCAAAAGCGCTCTCCGTGTTTCCTAAACTTCACGGAGCCACGCCACCGCATCCCGCAGCGCGTTGTGGCGGGCGAGGATGGCGGCGTAGTCTGCAAGGCGCTGCTTGTCTTCTTCCAACACGCAGCATCCACATATAGGACAGGGTTGTATCTCGCTCATTTCTCCTCCAGTGCGCGGCGGGCGATTCTGCGCATTTCTTCCGGCGCTGGTGCGTCTACCCAGTACAGCGTTGCAATCTCCCTCAACGCATCCCCCAACCTCGCCACGCGGGAGCGGAGGAGGGCATTTTCGGTCTGCAACTCGCACATCCCCTCCACGCATTCGTCAACCGAGAATCCATGCTCGCACGTTTCGGCTGTTCTGATGTAGCCCATTTCGCGCAGGGCGAAGAGCACGGAGTCAATCGACTCCATTGATGGGTCCTCTACGTCGGCGGCTACGCGCTGGACGTTTTGGATGAACCCAGGGTCAAAAAACCAGCCCATGCTAGCAGACTTGGCGTCGGCCTGTGGTACGGATTTCATTCTTCACCCCTCGCTTTCTTCAGTGCAGATTCGGCCATTGCGCCGTCTTCCTCGGTTATGCGGGCATCTCCGTCACGGTCTGACATGAGCAGTCGCCCGTAGATGCGTTCAAGCGCGGCATAGAGGTCGGGCGCTGCGGCTATGAGGTTTGCGTTGGCCTCCATCATTTTTCGCCGTCCTTGAACGCCACGCGCAGACGTTGCGCAAACAGGATTCCCGAGGCAGTCTTCAACGATCAATCGGCCTTCTCTGTCCGGGGCAATCCCGGACGTTACGGACCATGGACTAGGGCTTATCATTCTCCACCTCCGCAAATTTTATCAGTGGTTGTTTCCTTCATCCCTCCCCCTTGCAATCTGCAATCAGCCGGTCCACCTCGGCGCGGGCGGCTAGACACGTCTTGATTGCCGGTGCGTTTGACGA